AATGGTCTGCATGCCCAGGCTTTTACTCTAGATGCAGCCTTCAAAGACCTATCCACTAGTTCGTATGTAGTGCTGCAACTATGGGGTGTCAAGGGTCCGGATAGATACCTAATAAAACAGTGGCGTGGACACTTCTCGTATAGCAAAACACGGAAGTTGTGTCAGACTGTTTTTAAGCAGTATCCGAAAGTAATAACTAAACTCATTGAAGAAAAAGCCAACGGGGCTGCTCTCATTGAGGAACTGAGTTCCGATTTTCCGGGTATCATCGCTATTAAGCCTAAAGACCCGAAACATGTACGGGCTCTGGCGGTACAGCCATTCGTTGAGGCTGGCAACGTATATCTGCCAAGGTTCGAATCATTCAGTCATGAGTTGGTGGATGAAGCGTCTTCATTCCCGTTCGGCCCATTTGACGACCAGGTAGACGCGATGGTCCAATTTTTGTTGCACTTTCGCTACAACTCGATTTCGTTTTTGAAAGATATGGTCGGATGAGCGTTACAAACCTTTCTGAATACAAAGCCAAATTCAAGTCCGCTGTAACTTCAGCAAAAATCCAAACGCTGTCGACAGTCGACGGCTGGATGAGTATGGTCACAGGAATGGGTGTACCCGGCCGAGATAAAGCCGAATCCATCAAATTCCAGCGACGACGCCGAATCAGGTTTGAAACCCTGGATTCAGTCGTGCGCCAGGATGGCCTTGCAAATAAAATCGTATGTGAGGTTGTCGAGGATGGGTTTCGTTGTGGTTGGCGGATAGACTTTCCAAAAGAGGCGGGGGTTGACCCCGAAAAAGTCAATGAAATCAACAAAAAGCTGGATGAATGGCACAAAGCGACCAAATTCAAACAGCATGCGGCGAAACATTTTAAACAGGCACGCACGTTCGGTGGGGGTTTGCTTGTTTTGGGTGTGGATGATGGCCAAGATTCTAGGCAGCCACTTAATCCAGAATCCCTAAGGACATTCGACTGGGTTAAGCCACTGGATAGATACCAGATGTCGGCATCAGGCATGCTGGATACGCGACCCAAATCACCATTTTTTGGGTTCCCGTTATGGTATTTTCTAACGTCTATCTATGGGGAAACTGGATTTGGTCAGTTTTTCAATGGGCCGGGCGAAGATACTAATGATGTGATGTTCGATGGCGAAGTGGGTGGTGAGAGACAAGTCACCCGCAATAATACACAGGTAGGTGGGGTAAACCAGACAAATCAAACGGGTGTACGCACAGCAGAGGATGTCGGTTCTGGGGATAGACTAAACAACATCACTGTACACACAACTCGGGTATGGAGGACAGATGGTATGTATTTGTCTGACCGGTCCAGACTGCAGAACGAGGGCTGGGGCGACTCTGTACTAGAGAACGCCTGGGACCCCCTCCGCTATTGGAACTCCGCAATGAAAGGCTCGGGTACCATTATCCAGGACTTCATGCAGGGAGTGTACAAGCTAAAAGGTCTACGGGATATCCTAGCTGCAAACGAAGAGGGTCTAGTACAAAAGCGGTTTTCACTGATGGACTATCTAAAGTCTATCTGGAATGTGGTATTGCTAGACTCCGATGGTGAGGAATATGAGAGAAAAAGTACATCAGTTACTGGTCTTCCTGAACTTATCGACCGCCATGCCATTCATCTTAGTTCCGTTACTGGTATGTCGCTCGTTAAGTTATTTGGTGTTTCACCGGGTGGCTTCGGAACTGGTGAGGCTGAGGGTGAAAATTGGGACGACCGCGTTAAGTCTTGGCAGGAAGACGAAGTGCGACCCATGCTCGAATATGTGTATGGTCTGCTTTTCAGAACAGACGATTTCAAAGATGTTCCTGAAGGTTGGGTCGTGGAGTTTGAGCAACTGCAGCTCGAATCACCGGCCGAGACAGCAGACACCAGACTAAAGGTTGCCCAGGCAGACCAGATTTATCATGGTATGGGTGCCCTGCATGCGGATGAGGTTGGTGAGTCAAGATGGGGTGCAGGTAAATACTCCATGGAAACCAACCTGGATTCATCGCTTGAATCCCCATCGTCTGCTGAAGAAGACACCAACGCGGAAGCAGTATTGTTAGCGGAAGAGCAAAATGCAGCTGCGCTTAAAGAGGCTGAGGAGAACAAACCGGCCTTTGAGCCGGGTGCCGACGGAGCACAACAGCAGGCTGCAGCCCAGGGTGAAGTTCAAAAGACCGCACTTAATGGTGCCCAGGCTAAATCACTCCAGGATTTTATCACCTTAGTCGCAGAGGGTACCGTGCCAGCCGAGTCGGCCATCCACGGTATGTTATTCGCGTTTCCTACAATGACAGAGGAACAGGCGCGTGCTATGATTGAACCTGCACTAGAAAAAGTAGCCGAGAACGAAGCCAAGGCTAAAGCCATGCAGGAAGCCATGGGCAACGCAGGTCCTCCTGGAGCCACAGGGGAAGAGGATATAGAAAATGACCCAGCAAAACCTACCGGGGATAAATCCGATAACCCACCTCCACCTTCTGGGTCAGGCGGCAACAATCCTCCAGGTGAAGGAAATTCCGGGGGCCCGCCACAATAGTCTAATTGTCGACATGTTGGCGGCCGTCCGCTTGGGTAGACGGGGAGATGAAACGCCATGGTGTGCCGCCTTTGTGAATTGGGTCCTGGAATTGTGCGATATAGATGGTACAAATTCAGCCAGGGCCCGCTCCTTTGAACGATGGGGAGCACGCCTAGTAGAACCAGAGCCTGGGTGTATCGTTGTACTGAAACGCGGGAAGCCGAACAGCGGGCAGGGCCACGTTGGGTTTTTTCTACGTGAGACTGCAAACTACATTTGGATTCTAGGCGGAAATCAACGAAACAAAGTGTGCGCCCGGCGCTACTCAAAATCCAGGCTCGTTTGTTACCGGGGACTGCTTGAAGCATGAGCGCTGTCGCTCGCCGTTTGCGAAACGCGCCTATTGCGCGCGCGTATCGTCCACGTTGTGGCTGCCGTACCCTGTCTGTAGTAGATGCAGATAAAGTACCACGCAAAGGCGTACCTCCTGTCGACCTTTCACGTGTCGAGAGGAAATACAGAAATGACCTGCAAGAAGTGGTCGATTTCACCAGCGCGTTGGTGGAAGCACTCGTGTTTCCCCAGCTCGACGACTGGATTCCAGAGCCCGATGAAGGCGAAGATGAGGCACCCACCCTCGAAGCCACGGACGCGGAAAGAGAACGGCGTTCCACGGTATCCGAGCTAGATGCCGAGATAAAGCGGCTGCAGAAACGGATTGCAGATACCAAAAAAGAACTTCAAGCGCTAAAAAATCCGAGCCTTGAGGACGAAATCGCTATCAGCAATAGAATCAAGAGTCTCAAAAAAGAGATAGCCAAGACAAAAAGGCTAATAAAAAACGCTGGCCCATCCATTGACACCAAAATAAAGCGCATCAAGGATGAGATAGCTGATACCAAGCGGGAAATCAAAAAAGCCAAGTCCGGGGCTGAATCGGATTCATTCAAAAAGTTCAGTCCAGACAAGCGTAAGCGCCTGTTGGCGGAAACCGAGCGCATACGCAAGTTATCCGACCCATTGGTGGATGTAGACCCGTCCAAGTTCAAAGAAAAGAAACTACCCTCCAAGGCCCCTACCAGCAAAGACTTTGATGAAAGTCGTAAGGTACGGATACCAGCCCCGGAGCACATGTTTAAGCGATGGGTTGTACAATTTGTACACAATGGCCGCAAGCATGTGGGTACAGTCGTTGACACCGATTGGTCAAAGGACGACCGCACGGTTCACTACACCTGGCAAACAAATCACGGGAAAGTTGTCACTATTGGTGTCCCTCCAGGTGCCGTGCGGATGCCTGGGTTTGAACGTAAAGACCGTGCAGAGCCGTCAACCGGCAAAACCCCGAGCAAGGCTCGCAAGAAAAATTCGGCCAAAACCCCTGGAGCCAAGGTACCCGAGGCTGAGAGGATAGATAAGGCAGCCGAGGTTTTGCAGTTCATGCGGGATGCGGTTCACCTGAATTTTGCTGGCGAGTCCGTGCGTCTGGCATCCAGAACAGGGGCAACTGCACAAAAAGCCCATAAGCCGCAACAGGCTAGGCAACTCAAGGCGTCGGTTGGAATCGATGTTTTTGAAGAAAGCCCCAAAATTCCGGAAATTGTATCGGGTTTTACCTATACAAACGTACAACTAATCAAGTCCATCCCAAGAGACCAACTTGACCGGGTTGAAGCTCTTGTGTTTGAGGCCGTAAGGATAGGCCGGTCAAAAAAGGACTTGGCCGCTGACATCGAAAAAGAATTCGGAGTCAGTGAAAATCGGGCGATTTTAATCGCTCGCGACCAAATAGGTAAAATTCAGGCTGACCTATCGAAGAGCAGGCAAGTTGCAAATGGTGTCACCCATGCAGTTTGGCGAGACTCCGATGATGAGCGCGTCCGCAAGCGTCACGCAGCGTTTGACGGTCGTGTCTTCGAGTGGTCCAAGGGACTCGATGGTGTGTTCCCTGGGCAAGAGGTCGGTTGTCGATGTGACTCAGAACCAATCCTATGACCCCACCAGCGCCATTGGAATCACAGAATCCACCCCTGTATACGGTTACTATTAAGCCCACCTGGTTCATGAAGCACCCAGGAGCGGCAATTTCATTGGCCCTATTTGCATGGGGTGTGATACAATGGATAGGAACCCACGCATGGATTGACGCGAACAAACCTCGCGACGCGGAAATGCGCGGGATTAGACGTGACATTCGAACCATAGCAACTTTCCAACTTGAGTCTGCGCGGGCAAACAGAGAGCTCTATTTGGCGGATAAACGAGGGGTCCCGTACGAAAGACCCCCGGAGCCTAAAAGATGCTGAAGCCGCAGTCCGGAAACTTAAGAACAGATGAGTATCCCAGAATTCAGCACACAAACAGGTCCGGATTTTGACGTCGGTGGGCCATGCGATGTTCTACGTGTGGGGGATTCATTCGAGCGTACATTCGGTTGGGATAAGCCAAAAGTTGACCCGGAGACTGGGGAGGATACCTGCGATTGGGAACCAGTCGATTTTACAGGATATAGCCCCGTGGCAGAACTCCTGGATAAAGACGACAATGTTTTGCTTAGCTTGGACGTGACCCCGAATCCAGGGGATGACACCGGGGATTTTACGTACATAATGACCCCGGCACAGAACACACAGGCTATCGCGGATGCAGTCGTTAGGTGGACATCCCGTATCACAGCCGGGTCTGTTACCAAAACTTTGTTTTACGCGAGGTTTAACATCACATGAGCGATTGTATCACACGAATACGGGTAGGCAATACAAAGACTCGTATTCGAGTAGGGTGCCAGGGTATGCCAGGACCCCCTGGTCTACCAGGCGGTGCGTCGGATTCAATCATTGTCCAGCAGACAGACGATGTGTTGCTACCTGGAAACGTTGTATATACCACCGCTATATCCAGGTTTGAGCTAGCTATCGGTAATGGGTATCCCCAGACCCGGGCTGTAGGTTTGTCCCACTTTGCCACAGGGGCTGGTAGTGCGGCCACGGTTCAAACCCAAGACATCATAACGTTACTCACCACCGATTGGGATGCAGTTACAGGTCAAACTGGCGGGCTGTCCATTGGTGCGGTATACTATCTTTCGCAAACTTCACCGGGTATGCTAATGACAACACCACCAGTTGCAGACCCGCCTAACGTGCGTTTCAACTCGCGAATTGGAATCGCATTAAGTGCAACCAAACTGAATGTCCTTATCCGGGCACCAATTCAGCTATAGGAGACAAAATGGCAGTACGTAAACCACTAGTTGAAGCAGACGGCGAAGTCCAAACCCTACAATCTGGCGATTCGCTAGACGTTGATGCTGATACCTATGAACGACAATTTACTCCGACCGTTACCCCCGGACAGATCGTGTATTCGGATTCGAATACCACTGTTGCGCTTGCACAGGCTAATGCAGTCACGACGTCCGAAATCGTGGGTGTAGCAAAAGAGGCTGTGACCGCAGGCCAAAATGGACCTGTTGTTCATGATGGTGTACTGGAGCTAACCACTATCCAATGGGATGCAGTCGTGACAGGCGGGGTTGGTGGCCTAGTTGTCGGGACTAAATACTTCCTGGATAATGCTAATGCCGGTATGTATTTGGCCGCTGGCAACCTCGGTGGTATTGGTATTGGTGAATATGTCGTACCAGTTGGTAAGGCTATCTCCAGTACAGAGATGCTTTTGTATAAGGACCAACGGATTCAGCGATAGGTGACTCGTGGCAGACCGCAAACCCATTGTTGAAAACGATGGGGAGGCTCAAGCTCTGCAGTCAGCGGACCGCCTCGATGCCACGCTGACGAACGAACGGCTTCCTCAAAAAACAGGGATTATGACAGGATGGGCCGTATCACCTGCGACCGGGACTACAATCAACATTGATAGTGGCAAGGGGTTTGTCGTTGATAATCATACAGACCCCGAACTACCAGCGGTTGTAAAGGTCCAGGGCGGCCCATATTCTGGANCTCCTGTACTAAATGTAGCTACTGAAACATTCACATATTTCTATGTGGATGCGGCAGGTACTATACAACAACAAAATTCGAAACCTACGGAAGAGGAATTCAGGGACAAAATTTTTGTCGCTGTTAGCTATCAACCCCTAGGTACAGTATCTGGAGTCTATCCATATGGCAGGGTTGCTTTTGAAGGTGACCACTACGCATATGATTCCCTATTGTTCTTTGGTATCCTAAATAAGGATAACTATTATGGGCGGGCATCGGCTGGCGGAACTCCGCTACGCATGAAAGTGTCCACCGGTAGAATGGCATACCCCAATGCCAACGGATTTGGAGTATCGGCAAATAGAAAAAGGCCGCATACTTTAATTCAGATAGCGGAAGACCCTATTGCATCATGGGTATATGGTGGAAATGATGGAGCGGATGGAGCTCAAGTCTTTAATTCTGCCGCCACAGAGATAGACACCACAAACAGATTATCCAATGTTGGCGGGTCTTTGACCTCCTTGGCTACTAATCGTAATGGCATTGCCATAATTTATAGAGCTGTATCTGGACAAACTGTTGTCGAGTATACTGCAGCCGAGTTTAGACCAAGTCAACAAACTTGGGAAGAAGCCCTAATTGATGCACTAACGTTGCAGCCTTTGGTCTTAAATGAAGGACCATTGAATGAAATTTATGCGTTAGAGTATCCAAGAAATGCTTCAGACTTAGCCCTTTGCGAATTCCATCGCTTGGGTCAATCTGGTATTGGTAGCGGAGGTTCTGGTGGTACAGGCGGAGGTTCTGGCAATTCTGATTTTGCTATCCCAGTCCCAAGTCCACACACGATAGATAACAACGTCGGTGGTGTTTTCGTACCCTCGCAGACTAGAAACGTTACTGAAGTTCTAGTACAAGCTGTATCCCCAACCAGTGCTTCGGGCGGTAGCTTTACATTTGAGTTATCCCATGGTCCGACAATCGCATCGCAAACATTAATCGGTACAGTAACAATCCTTCAGGGAACAGAACGGGGTAACGTGGTACTGGGTTCGCCAGTTTCAGTACCGGCAAATAACGTATATACCGTTAATATTACGGCTATTGGAGCCTTTCCAATCGGGACCCTAACGCGGCGGAAGCGATTCTATGTGCACACTAGGACGTCCGCTCCATGAGCAGTCTAATAACAGAATACAGGGCAGATTTTTACAAACCCAACAACGACATTAAATTTCGGGTGGATAGTCAACCTGAAAAAGACGATGTTAGTTTTCCAGTGCCTATCCTGATTCAAGGAGCACAAATCCACGAAAGTGGAAACGTTACAGTCAGGTGGGTACGCCCACAGTTAGAGCCTTACATCGGAGCCCTAGTGGACCTAGTGGATACGTCGAATGAACCTGACGTAATTTGTGTGTACGCCCTATCCCCCGATGGTAATTCTTTAAAACCTCCGGTGTCGACCAATGTCGCTAGAATCGAAGCATTTGCAGTAAGTACTATAGGGGCGGTTAAAATTGGGTGTATGATGGATGTATGGATGCGAATGCACGACGAATTGGTCCTACCGACCACCACAAACTACGTGCTAGAACGCCTGTGTTTTGACCTAAATTCACACGTGCAACTGTTCAATAGTGTTGACAAGCTCGTAGGAAAACGACCAAAAAGCAGTGCATAAATGGCAGTTCTCCAAGTAGCGGTAAATTCCGTATCAGCAGGTGGCTCATTAACCACTACCGTACCCCTGGCCTCATTTTCGGGTACAAGTGTGGTTATCTGTGTGGCATTCTCCGCACAAGACACCTTTGACCCGTTTTCTATATCGGCTACTTGGAAGGGAACTCCAATGAATGTAGCGGTTAGTGCATCTGGTGCATTAGCCGGATTTGGTCAGGGTACAGCTTGGATTGCCTATCTGGCAATTGGTACTGTTTCGGGTGAGTCTGGGGATGTTGTCGTCACAACTACTGGACCGACTGGGATAGGTACTGTATGCACAGTATCCGCTGTAGAGGGGGTAGACCAGGTAACTCCCTTAAATGGTACGGATACTTCAGTTTTTACATCGTCGGGCAACACTGCATCGACAAACGTCAGTACAAATCCCGGCGATTTAGTATTCGGGTGCATGACTTTTGACCAAAGCGCGGCAGCAGGGGATGCTGTAGCCACAACTGGACAGACCAAGCAAGGTGCTTTGTCTAGTACGTTTGGTACAATTATGTCAGGGTGTAACGGTATAGGCGTGGCTCCAGCGGGGTCCAACTATACTATGACCTTTAATAGCTTCCTGTCCGCATATGCATTTGCACAGGCTAGTTTCAATCAATCTCTAGTCCCAAGCCCACCTGTGATTTCAAATGTAGATGGTGGAAGTTTCGCAGACCCGAACGCTATCAATATTCCAGTAAATGGGCAAGACCTGGCCCCAGTTGGGACTACTTCCCTATACTATGCTGATAGTTCCGACTTTGGTACAGCAAACAAGCAAATACAACTTATCAGTGGGGTAACAAATACAAACCTGACCTGGGGTTCCATCAATGTCGGTTCCGTCGGAGAGGGCGATAATTTCCTTTTTGTGGTAACAGATGAAGGTGGTGGGTCGGAAGCTGTATCACCTGCATTCCCTATACTTGTAGCCGACCCAGAAGCGTTTGCACAACGATTTTTATATGTGACAGACGGGACGCTTGGTCCAGTATTGGTAGCACCTGTAAGTTTTGACCCAAAAGCGGCATTTATTCGGGCTACCAGTAGTACTGTACTGAATACAATTCAATCCGATGCTGTTCTATCCATGTGCTTTGTGGATGAACTAACATCCATGGGCAATAGTGTAGGGTCGGACTCTGCAGGCAACAATCAGCGAGAACAGGCAATCGGTGCTGGTTCACTGTTTATCCATGACGGTGGTGCTGGTCCCCACCTGGTCGAAGGGACTCCAACTATTGGTCCTACAGGGTTGACTATTGATTTTACAATCAACACTCCTGGGCACTTATTGGTGATTACGGTATTTGGTGGGTCTTCAGTAAAGGCTTCGGTTGACCAGTTCGACATTAACGATGGGGATGTATCGGGTCTAGCCTTCAGGCCTGATGTTCTAATTGCTACGACTTTGGGGATACCGGGTACAAGCCCCGGGGATAGTACATTTGCAGTACTTAGTTACGGTATATGTATTGATACTGGGACGCCGCAACAATGGTCGGCAGCAATTGACCAGAGTGGGACAACCAGAAATTGCAACCTTAAAGACGGTACTATATTGGGTCAACTCCAGGGTACGGGGTACACCTGGGAGATGGCCATTACAAGCTTCAACGCGGATGGATATAGTTGGTCTGGAGCCAATGCCGATGGTGGATTTGGGCTGGCGTTGCGTTTACCTGGAAGACAAATCTACGTAGATACATTTGACAAAACCTCCGATTCTACACCAGGAGTAACCCAATTGTTGCCCGATTTAGGGTTTGAACCAGGTTCTATATCTCTATCCACCGCAGGTAGGTCGGGAACTATCCCAGCTGTAGCGCTTGGGTCCAGATTTTCATTAGGGTTTGCCAGTGCGGATGGTCAAGACGTAACCGCAGCGTGGTCTTTACCCGATACTGGTGCACCAACAGCAGAACAGGTAACCAGTGATGAGGATGTTGTGGCGGTAACCAGTGTGCCAGGGACTATCACCGTCAAAGGTCGTTTAATAGATTTTGCCCAAATCCCAACCATTGAATGGGTCAATAACAGTGTTGGTTCCAATATTAAGATAGGGATAGTAGCTATCGACGCAGCCGACACTGATGAAGACCTTGACATCATCGAAGAAGTGTTTTTCTAACTAAATTGGCACAAATCCCTTTTGTAATGTATACTTTAAGTAAGGAAACATGACTGTACCACAAAGAGTCATGCGGTTTGACAGGGCTCCAATTGGTAAAGCCCACCGCGACGAATGGGGAAACCTGGTCGTTCCTGCCACGCTCGGCAAGCCAGGTGTATTCAAATACCGGCAACCGGATGGTAGCATTCGGCGCGAGCTAAAACACCCAGACGAGTTGTTTGCCAAATCCCACCTGGATAGCATTCGCAAGTCGGTTGTCACCAATGAACACTTGCCTGGGCAAAAAGCTGTTACTCCTCTGAATCAAAACGCGAACGCGGGTAATATTGCTTCAGAGGTTAAGGTCGTCGATAATGAGTTGTTTGTTGATGAGTTAGTGGTCCGAAATCCAGGACTCATCGCAGATATAGAATCCGGCCGAAAAGGTGAAATTTCCCTTGGACTGGATTGCTGGATTGACCACACGCCTGGGATTTGGCGGGGTGTAAACGGTGATGAAGATGGTGTGCCATACGATGTCATTCAGCGTGGAATGATTGCAAATCAGGCATCCGTTACAACAAAAGCACGCGTTCCCGGTAGCCGTTTGCACGTTGATTCAGCGGAGATGGTGACCGACTCAACACACGAGGATAAAAACGACATGACAACAATGACACTGCAAATCAACGGTGCCGGGGTTCCAGTCGAGGTTGCAGCTGGGTCGGTTATTAAGACCCATCTTGACAAGCTAGATTCGGCTATCTCGGACAAAGACACTCTTATTGCGACTCTCACTGCCGAGCGCGACACCATGAAAGCCGAGCGCGACACTGCGGTCGAGGGATTGGCCGCACAAAAGAAGCTGACTGCGGATGCTCAAGATATTGACATTCCAAAGCTGGTCAAGGCTCGCAATAAGCTTATGACCCGCGCCTCCGGTCTGCTCGACGAGAAAACCTTTCTCACTGTCGCAGACTCGGATGATGAGGATGTCCGCAAGGCTTGTCTCGATGCACATAAGGTCGAGTATGAGGGTGAATCTGCAGATTATATCCGTGCTCGCTTCGATGGCCTCCAGGTCACCGTGGCTGACTCGAACAAAAGCAGTTTCATTAATGGTGTATTGGGCACACAGAATGTGGACCCAAGCGCACCACCCAAGCAAACTCAAGAAGTTGCTACACTAACTGGGCAAGAACGAATCAAGCGGGCTCTCACTGCTGATTCGGCTTGCCTCAAAAACACCGGTGGTATCCGGGTCGGAGCATAAACAATGCCAATTCAAACTACATATCCAGACGAAATGGCCCTTGCTTTTGAGGGAATGCTCGGACACGGCAGCGCATCGGGTTATTCCGAGGGGTTTTGGTCCGATGAAGTCGCGTATTTTGGTCGTGCGGTCGTTCAAGGGGCGTCTGTCGGTGAAGGCCTAATCCCCATTGCTGGAGCTGGGACCCTAGTGGGGATTTCACACCACAGTCATGACGTAGAAGTCAGTGATGTTCCCGGTGCTGAAGCCTGGCCCGCGAACAAAAAGTTCAATGTCCGTCGCAAGGGTCTTGTTTGGGTTTTCCCTGAGACCGCCGTTGCGACTTTGAACGACCCAATTTACTATCGTCACCAAAACGCGGGTGCGGACCCCGAGGGAGCCGGACGATTCCGTATTGATGATGATGCGGCTTCAGGTGACGTAACTCTTATCGCCGCAGGCACTGGCTGGAAATGGCGCTCTCTAGGTAGCGCTGGCGAGCCTGTTCTGTTGGAGGTCAACATCCCATCGTAATTTAGGGATAAAAGGAATAAAATCATGGCAGCATATATCGATATCCCTAATATCCAGGACCTCCTGAAAACGCTACCGGGCGGAATCCCTTCTCTCGGTCGTGCAGATTCAGCGGAGAACATTCACTTTGCACGCGAGCTTGAGCACATCATCCCTGAGATGTTTGAGTTTGAGCACGCTCGGATTAACGCCCGCAAAGTGTTTCCCATTGACCGGTCGGCAGGCCCTACTGCAGACAAGATTACGTTCCGTCAGTTCACGAAAGTTGGCCAAGCCAAAATCATTTCGGACTACGAGAACAACATCCCTCTCGTCAATGTATTTGGTGAAGAGTTCACAGGCAACGTTCGGTCCATTGCTATCGCGGCAATGTGGTCACTCAACGAGATTCGCAAGTCGACCAGCGTCGGCCGGCCTCTCGACCGTGAACAATCAGATGCAGCTCGCGAGGCGATGCTTCGCCTGGAGAACAAGCTTGCATTTAATGGCGACCCGGACAATGGCCTAGTTGGCCTGTTCACTGACCCTAATATCCCGACTACGACTGTCGTGGACCCGGGCGGTGGCACGGAGTGGGTAAACAAGACTGCACAACAAATCTATGATGATATGTGCACGTGCGGCAATACGATTGTCGAGACGACCGGTGACGTAGAAGCACCAAGTCGACTGTTGCTACCAACTGCACAGTACAACCTGGCTTTCTGTCAGAACTTCGGTGCTGGTACAGACACGACCACACTCCGATACTACCTGAATAACAACCCCTACATCAAGGAGGTCATGCCAGTACGTGAGCTCAAGGGTGCAGGTACAGGCGGCTCTGATGTGATGATTGCTTATGAGCCGAACATGTCAAAGCTTCGACTCAACATCCCCCTTGAGGTAGAGCAACTTCCACCCCAGGAAGTCGACCTTAACGTGAAGGTCATTTACCATCAGCGATTTGGTGGACTTACCGTTCACAAGCCCTATTCGCTGCACATCTGTGAAGGAATCTAAACATGTCTACCGCCAGTAAAACTAAGCAACCCTCCACGGTTGACGTATACAATACCTCTGTTCGTCTACGGTCCTGTACTCTCCCGGGTAAGAGCCCGGGTAAGGGCGGAAACCAGCGCGTTGTCGCATTTAAAGCTGGTAACAACTCCGTATCCAAGGAGGAATGGGGCCTATGTATGAAAAACAAGGTGTTTGCCGCGTTGACTAAACCGGGCAAAGTCAAAAACAGGGTTGGAAAAGAAAAAACCACCATTGTTTTGATTCTGGGTAAATACGATGATGAGCAAGCAGCAGAGGAAGCACTGCTTGAAGCTCGGGTCGCTGAAGCTAAGAAAAAGTCCGGTAATTCGGAGTCATAATGCTAGCGACAGTTAACGATGTGCGTGCACTTGACCTGAGGAATCAGTTCAAGAAGGTTCCGGATACGTTTATCAAATGTACCATTGAGGACGAGGCTGTGTGTCACGTCAACGAATGCGTATGGGGTGATAAGCATGTGTTGGGGCAAGCCCTAGTGGCCGCGCACATCGTTGCAGTTGCACAAAAAGGTTCGAGCGGGCCAGCCGGTCCTGTCACTGGTGAGTCTGCTGGTGGGCTCTCGCGTACCTTTGGCTCGACCGGCGGCACAGAGAGCAATTCTTTTTGGCAGTCCACACATTTTGGACGTCGGTACCTTAGGTTAAAGGCAACCCTACCTTTAACACCAATCGTAGCAAACTGCGTTATAACTTCTATCCCTGAGTGTTAGTATGGCGAAGCAAAGCACAGTTCAAGACGTAGATTTTGGCTGGGCTAGAATTCTTCGCAGCGTACACTATTTCAACGACCATGATGTGTACGTCGGGATTAATGAAAACAACGCGGATAAGTCAGACAATGACGGTATATCCGTTGCTGGATACGGTTCAGTACACGAGTTCGGTTCTGACGATGGTATTGTTCCAGCTCGCCCATGGCTGCGTCCTGCAGTTGATGCTAACATAGAAGAAGTTGGCGATAGGACCCAGCAAATTCTAGTCAACATATACGACGGTAAGAGTAGCGTTAAGCGTGATTTGAACCGTTTCGGTCTTTGGGGTGTTAAAATTGTCAAAGACTACATAATGAACACAGGACCGGACCTGTGGCCGGACCTGATGGACGAGACAATAGATCGTAAAGGCTCGACCCGTATGCTGATTGACCATCGGGTTATGTTTCGCAGCATAACCTACGTAATCAAAAATCGTGCGGAAACGGTCACTGATAAAAGCAAGCCAGGATAAAGATGTCAAACGCGGACAATCAATTCGACCAAGGGTTCACCTTCGAGGAATGGCTAAATAAATGGGGTCTCCACGTTCAGGGTAAGGTGGACAAACGTGGCGGCAAAGTTGCACCAGAAGGTAACAACCAGCGTGTTGGTGCCGAGTGGGGGAATCTTGTCGATGACTTGATGCTATTGGTAGCCCGCGATGGTCTAGGCGGCGGGACAACTCCTACTCCGGATTTTGAATACATTGATACAAGGGCTAGCCCCCTAACAATCCCAGAGATTGTCGGAGGCGGGACTTTTTCTGTCGGTGTTACTTTTTCGACGACACACAACCAGTTGGACATGTCGTGGTTTTCATTGGTCCGACAAGACTTTGTATCAAACCAGGACCTGATGTTGGTCGAGTTCTTTTCCGATGCAGCGATGGATAATCGAACCCATCTTATCGGCCGGTATGAATTCAACCAAAATCAACTGCTTGTAAACTCAGGAACACCAGGTAGTGGCTCCACTCAATTTCGCGACCAATCAATCTGGTATTCACCAGGAATGATGTTGTCGCCTTTCGGTGGTGAGCTTGAGGACCCTGGGCAAGCAAGTACTCGCAGATTTTGGCTACGAGTCACAAACTTGAACCCCTCGCAAACTACAAAAGCAAGAAGCTTCTCATTTATTGGCAAGGCTTTCACCTTACCTAACACGGTGCTCCCTGACCCAGGCGTGCCCCCAACCTAATGCCTGTTCTAAACGGACTTGTCGACGTTATCTACAGTTTCGACCTTGAGGGCGAATTTACTGTTTTGCGTCGCACATCCCAGGGCCCGGATAAGTTTGGTGAAGAACAACCTCCAATCGAAACACCTGTAGAAATAGAACCCCTAACTGGACACCCCATAGTAGGCAAAGAGCGAAAATTGTCTACACATGGTGCGATGGATAAAGAAACCATCGTCTTGTTTTCAGAGGAAAGACTACGTACAGGAAAGGGTGGGTCTGATGAAATGGCAGATATCGTTTTGTACGACGCAATCGACGATGGTAATGTGGAGCGGTACTTAGTCCACATATCCGAACCCTGGGTGAAGCAGTCTGGCCATTGGCGTTCATACGCAACTAGGGAAGAGACTGATGATTAATTCTCCTCCGGTTCGACTCGACCATATGTTATTTGTTTTGAAGGACATATTGGAGCCAGAACTCGACATTTTAATCACTGCTGGCGAACACTCGGACCCCCGACCACCGCGGCCTTTTGGACACGTAAACGTTCTTACAGGTCCAATTAATAGGGGGCTCGCAACTGAAAAAACATCCAAGGTTCTGAACTCAGAATACTTGATTGACGTACCAAATCCAGTCACTAACACAGATTATCTGATGCGAGTGAATGGTATACCTCATCGGATACAGCCTACAACTACCGATGTGGAAGACTTGAGGGATTCTTTCATTGCGAGTATAAACGATGATGCAGAGCCGGTATCAGCCGCATCTACACTACCTAATCAATTTAGGGTAGCTGAAACAACCCCAGGCGGGATTGTCCTTTTATCCACCCGTTTACCCCTGGGCGGTGTCGTGTCCCCTTCTAGTATCGAACATTGCGCGACCATACATTCATCACGGTCTCGCATGACCCTAGATTTTCAAATTTTTTCCAAGTCCACTAAGGTAACCGTGGGTGCCCAGCAGCTCATGACTATGGTGGAAATGGCGTTGGACCTCGACCGTTCACAGGAAAAAATGGAAGACAACCGGATGGTCTTTCGAGTAGCGAACGCACCAACCAACTTAACCGGCATCTCATCTGGGGGCGCCGCAAATGAAGGTAGGTCAAACATAGACTTGCTGGTCGATATCACTTCAATGTATGCTGAAGTGACAACAAACGTAATCGAGTCTGTTGAAGCCGAGCTTACGATTGGTGAAAACACAATTCCAATCAACGCCGAACTATAGGGAGAACCCATGGCATCCACCATTGAACGAATCGTCCGAGCAACCGTATCCAAAACAAGTCTGACCATCAGTCGCCAAGGTTTTAGTACGGGCATTGGCGTCCACCAGGTGGGCGCCCTTGTTCAACCTAATCGCTTTGCGACGTACACATCTTTGCAAGAGATGCTGGACGTCGGATTTACTACAAGTGATACTGCGTACGCGTGGGCGTCCACATATCTGCAGCAAGTCCCGCGTCCAGAGAGATTCGGTATTGGTCGTCGTGTCCCGGGTACGCGCAAGCAAATTGAAACTACAATCACAGCGCCCGAAGTAGGGACTTGGTTGTATACCATTAACGATCCAGCGTCGGGTTTCAACAAAGCTTACTCATACATTGCTAGTGCAAGTGATGACGATGTAAGTATTGCTCAAGGGCTTTTGCTCCAGGTCCAACAGGATGAAGATTCTATTGTGACCGTACCCGATGCTATCACGACCAGCGGATTTTCTGGCCTCTGCCGGAATCGCAGGAACGGACTTCACAGCTGTTACCACTCCGCCTGGAGCTGGTACAGCTACGGATATTATCCAACAGCCAAACGCCAATCCCGAGGACATGGAGACATGTCTCCTGGCCATTCAGGCTGAAAACAACAAAGACTGGTACGGTTTCACTATTGATACCCGTACAGACGCAGATTTGCTTGCTGCAGCTTCATTTGCTGCATCCAATCTGTACACAAAGATTTTTGTCGGCCAAACACAAGACGATGATATGCGTACGGATACTCCGGGCAACATCGGCGAGCAGCTTGGCGACCTGGTGTATGACAATGTGTATCTGGTCTGGAATCGTGGCGACCTTATCTGGGAAGACGCCGCTGCTCTATCAATTGCCATGGCCGCGGACCTTGATGCAGAAAATGGGGCAATTACCTGGGCTCTGCAGCAATACCGTGGAGTCGGATTCACTGACTTACAAGAGGGTGAAATCGACAACATTGTCAAGAACAACGGCAATGTTCATATCGAAATCGCTGGTGTTGGTGTATCCCAAGAGGGTAAGGCCGTCTCTGGTGAGTTTATGGACATCCAGACCACGATTGACTGGGTTAAAGCTCGGTCGCAAGAGGCAGTATTTGGTGCCCTTGCATCCGCACCCAAAGTCAGTGGTACCAATGCTGGTATTGCGCAGGTATCAGCCCCGTTTCTAGGTGTACTGCTACAGGGAGTTAAGGGGGCACACTTCTCAGGTGACGACCCAGAATTGCCGCGCGTACGAACACCTACTGCCTCCGAGCGACAGCTTGCGGATAGGCAAAACAGACTTTTGCGAGATGTCATTGGCGAGGCTATCTTTGCAAATGCTATCCACAAAGTCCTACTTCAAATCAACCTGAGTGTATAGGAGCTGAAAAATGGGAGCACTGAAAAAATATAATCCAAAAGAAGTGACTATCACCTGGCTTGGTAGGTCGCTAAATTCTGGAGTTTCTGCTGGTACATTCTTTACCGCCGCTCGTACGGTGCGTAAGGCTCAGCTAAACACAGGTAGCGATGGCCGTAGTACGCTTGTTGAAAGTGAAAACAGGACGGGTGTTATGACTGTGTCGTATCGTGCAGGCTCGGAGTCAAACGATTTCCTGGTCAACCGACAACTCCAGGATGAAGCAGACAACCGACAAATCGGGATGTTGCAAATCAAAGACTTTTCTGGTCGGTCGTTGTTTACAGATGAACAAGCCAGTCTGGACGGACCTCCCGACGTTGAAAAAGGCGACGAAGAAGGAGACCAGCAATGGACTTTCCTATGTCCAGACATGAACATTGAAGCACGAGGCAATAACGACGCGACAACCATTGCCCCTGCACAATTCGACGGTAACGTGTAATGGCAGTTCGAGTTCAGTCGGGCGGTATTATTCGAGGGAGGTGGTGGAGCTCTAGAGAGTCCCATCGCTGAGAAAACTGAAACTGGCAGAATTGTTGTAAAATACAACGCGGCTGAACTATTTATCCTATTTGGTGCACTACCTATCCACCAAGGGATCGCAGCAGGGACATTTCTAACAGCCGAACGGATGGAAGAAACCTGGCGATTCCATCCTGGGTGTGATGGGGAGTCATGCCGCACACGTTCTAACAATAAAGCTGCCCGAGTTCAAGTCACCCTTAGACAGGGTACCTGGGTCAACGATGCTTTGTCTGGTGTAGCCCTATCAGACGAAATATCGGGACTAATTGCTGTTCCCCTAGTCATAAGGGACGGCAACGGTCGAACTCTACATTCGGGAGCGTATTCATTCATCACCAAACCGGTTCCGATTTCATATTCTGAAGTTGAAGGGGCCAACACATGGGCTTTTATCTGTGACCCTTGGATACCATTCACCGGCGGATTCGATAGGTTACAGAGAACATCAGAGGAACTTGTCGGACTGGTGGACGTCCTGACAACAATACCCGGTCCACCACAATGAGCGCGACATGGCTAGGGAAATTGAATATAAAGAGATAAACAATGTTAGGTACATCTGCGAGATGATGCCTGCTACATTGTCAACCAAAACATTAATCGAACTAACAGACGTGCTTGGGCGTCCATTGTTGGTATCACTTTCGAAAGGAGTTTCCACAGATGGTGGACTTGACGAACTTGAAATCGACGATTTGGCAGAGGTTAGTACACGATTGTTGTTTGAAAAACTGACACCTGACAATACGGATAGAATCGTCAAATCCGTGCTGTGTGGCGTAAAAGCTGAAGGTGTCGGGGATATGAGCGACAGCAAAATTTTTGATAGTCACTTTCGCGGTGAAATCATGCACATGTTCAGGGTTTTTGCCTGGGCACTGGAGGTTAACTACCGTGATTTTTTCGCCGCCGCCCGTTCAAGCGCCCTGCTGTCAAAGCTCAAAAAGGCGGGAAAACGGGCTGTAATCCAGAAAATTGCGACCCAAGAGTCTGGAACCTCGTCTTCTACGGAGACACCCTCGACCTAAACAATCTCCTTTTGCTCCAGACCAAACTGTCGATTAACGACATGGCGGACGCGGATGAATACTTAGCCGTGGCTCGGTCCTGGCAAGAGGCCATCCAAGAGAACCTGAAGGATAGCTAATGGGAATCAAGGTCCGAGAACTCATCACGAAGTTAAGTATCGACGGGGATAAAGCCGTTGATGGGTTAGCAAAATTTGGCCTAGCTGTTGATGGAGTCAAAGCGGGCCTTGATATCCTTACAAAGACTTTTGACATCGCCAAACGGGTGATGTTCGATTTTGTAAACGAGCAAACAGCCGTAGGGGATAACATAGCCAAAACCGCTCGCTCGATGGGCCTTACTGCACAGGAATTGCAGAGGGTTATTTTCGCAGCAGAGCGGTCTGGTGTGCCGATGACTAACCTCATCAAGTCGTCACAGAATCTCGCTAGAAACATGCGGGATGCTGCGTTGGCTGGTGGAAAGGGCGGTTTTGCTACTGCCTTAACGGAAGTCGGTCTCAGTATGGACGTTTTGATTGGCCTATCCTTTGAGGAGAAGCTAGGCAAAATCGGCGAAGCTCTACAAGCTCTGCCGACACAGGCTGCCAGAGTAGCCGCGTCACAAAAGCTACTCGGTGAAGAGGCTGGACCAAAATTCGCGTCATTCCTAGCCGAGGGTACGGCAGGCATAAAAGCGCTTGGGGACGAAGCCGAGCGTCTGGGGTTTGTGCTTGGTGACGATGCACTTGGTGAGGCTGAAGCATTTCAAGATGCGGTAGCCAATCTTAGTGCTGTAGTTAAGGGATTAAAACGTTCTATAGGTATCGAGTTGGCTCCAGTCGTCAAAAAGATGATTGTGCAGTTTAAGGACTGGTTACTTGTAAATCGTAGATTCATAAAGCAAAAAGCTGAAAAAGTAATATTCTTGATTGGCGAGGCTATACAATTCGTACTGGACCGTGGGGAGGAGTGGATAGAAACTTTTCTAGAAATCGTTGATACTGTGGGGGACTTGGTGGCTATTGTAGCTACGGCTGTGGACGCACTCGGCGGATTAGAAAATACAATCAAGCTTGCGGCTGCGGCATGGGTTACATATCAAGTTGCACAGGCTGCAGCATTAGGTCCTATCGGCATTGCCATAACAGCCGTTACAGCTCTTGCCATCGCATTTGCGGACGTTGATACAAACGCTGAAAAAGCTGAAAAAGGTGTAGCTAGATTTGGTAAAGCTCTTCCAGGTTCCAGACGTGCTACCTCTAAAGAACGGGAAGCACTAGGATTAAGAGTTGCAAAAGCCGCACGAAGTGAATTTGGTATTGGAAGTAGACTAGTTCGAGAGCTGGCACAACTAGATGAAGGAAGTCTAGGGGCTATCAATACGATTGCGTCGGACAACGCTACTTCTGTACTTGAAAACTTTGTTCGCAATAGAAGCTTTTTTGAAAAAGTACGCGGCAGGCTAAACAAAGTTGGAAGCCTAGTACAAAAAGAGAAAGAGCGGCTTAAAATAAAACGGTCTGCTGATGCTCAGCGTGAAAAAGCGAACAGAGCCGAGGAAACAGCATCAAAGGCAGCAGCGGCTCGGGCAGAAGCCGAGCGCCGACATGCGGCTTTGTTGAAATCGATTGGCAACGTTTCAAAAACGAAAAACGAAACTTTATCAGACGAAGAATTGTTCAAGCTAATCAACATTGCTGGCACCACTGGTCAGAGCCTGACAGGTATGATTGGAACTCGCAAAATCGAAGGCGGCACTCCGCCTGTTGTTGCAGTTCGTATCTCCAAGAATGAGATAACTCAACATGTCAACGCTCCTGTTACCGTTAATGGTGCATCAGGTCAGATTGTTGAAGAGTTGGCAGAAATTGTTGATGATTCAGTTGCCCGTACACTAGGCGAGCAAATGAGCGAAGCGCTGGACGAATTACAACCGGTTTTGGCACGATGACTATTCAGCCTTCCAACATCATCACACCAACGTCCATGACGTTGATTCGCAGAGATGCATTGCCGACGTTTCCGGTAGGCTTACAGGGAAGGGAGCGGATACGCCGGTTTATACGGGCAGTATCACTTGTATCATCTACCCTACCGGATAGAGATAAATTTCGCCCGGACGTTGTCACGTCGCAAAAGCATACGTTTACGTACGAATTCACGAATCACTCCGTGCCCAGGGGTGAAGAAATAACAGACCACAGTCGTCGCAAGCCTAAAATGGTGGTGTTCAGTGGTATGGTCACAGAGACTCCATTTTTTCCGTACACAAGTGGCGGCATTGGTGGATTGCCTTTTTTAAGTCGCGTAAACGATTACGTCCAACAACTAATACAGTTTGCAGAGGAACGGGAGCCAGTGTTTCTGACATCCTCAGTACTAATCCACCCGAGCATGGGGATAAAAAGTCTAACCATTGCCAAGGATACCCAAACGGGGCAAGCTGTTAATATTCAAATCGCCCTAAAGGAAGTTCGGAGAGTAGCTGAAATCAGAGCTAGGCCGATTCCGGACGATATTGCTGCACAACTTGGTGCATCACCTCCTTCCGTCGGAGCGGGAACTACCGGCGGTTCCACGTCAGGATAAGCATGGCAAAAGTCATAATTCCAACACCCCCGGCTGGAAAATATAAATGGATGCTTCGGTATCAGCTGGAAGGTGTGTTTTACAGATTCTTTTACTTGTGGAATCGGCGAGCCGGTGCATGGTATCTGGATATGGGGAATGACGAGCATGTATCCCAGGTACGCGGCGTAAAGCTAAACCTAGGTATAGACAAATTAGAAGCGTTCAAAACTAAAAACGTACCACCAGGTTCGCTAAACATTGTGGATAGCAGCGAAACTCACACAGAGCCCACACTGGAATCATTCGGCAGTACTGTGTTAGTTGAATACATTGAACGTGGGGAGGTCGAGGAAGTTATACCTGTGCCCGACATCCCGGATACTGGACCACAATGACCCTACAATACAGACGCTCACTGAGATTGGTGTATGGGGACCAGACTAGCTCCCTGGGACAAGGCCCGGATTTACCCTTTGTTGTAGACAACTTTGACGATGATGGATTGAGAGTACAATTCAGCTTCAAAAGGAACAACACCGGTACCTCGGATAGATGTAAAATACGTGTATACAATCTACCTGAGGAACAACGACAGTCCATGAAGCAGGACCTGGAGACACAATGGCGTCTCCGTAAGGACATCCAATCCCTAACCCTGGACGTCGTCGAACGTGCACAGAGATTGAAGCGGGTTGCGGATGCATTCCGTGTAAGTCTGTTTGTTGGATACGGGGACGACTTGCAATTAGTGTTCCGTGGGGACCTGATTAATATGACCCCTGGCTCTAGACGCAACGAAGTTGATACAGTCACAGAAATAGAGCTTGGCGACACACTTTTAGCCTTGCGCGACAGCTATATGTCCAGAGCGTGGGGACCTGGAACCACAATCACCAATATTATTGAAGCTTCCAATGCTGCCCTGGGACTCGATGACTTAGGGGAGTCCGCAAAGGTTTTCATTTCAGGAGTAAGCCCAAACGCTGTAATCACCAAGTTGAACAACGGATATGGTGCCGTCGGCCGTGTCGCGGACACAATATCCGAATTTATCGACCTATTTGGGTTGCAATGGTGGGTACGAGATGGTTTATTGTATTTTGTACCCCAGGGCGCAACGTTGCAGGATTACTCGATACAACTCCAAGAAGGGGTTGATTTACTGTCGTTTACCGAGCCACAGATATACGACGATATTAAGGGGCGTGCGCTTTTAAACCCAAATATCGTTCCAGGGCGAGGTCTAGTTTTATTTGATGAAGATGGAAATCCGCTTGACGACCTTGGCTTCCGAGTAAATAAGACTCATGGTCGTGGTGATACGGATGGCCAAGCCTGGTGGGTAGATTTTGACGCGTCCACTGTAGACAACACCCTGTTTGCTCCAGTACGCGAATTCCTGTTTGCAGGATTTACGGCTCAAGAGCGTATAGACCTTCTAGCACGAGAGTTCCAACAATGAGTAGCCGCGCCAGACAAACACCACTCGTACCGCCCAGGCAAGATGCTCGATTGGTGGATGTTTTGCGTTCGCTAAAACGTTCAATAGAACTTGGACTATCTGTTTCATTTGTCGCTACTGTGACAAAGTTTGATGACACAACCCAGTTACTGGAAGTCACCCCCGATTTTTACGACGTAATCCGTACGGATGACAACGTCAGTGTCCAAGACCCGTTTCCATTTCCAAATCTACTAATAAGTTTCGAGGGGCAAGGCCGTGTCGGTGGTGGATACTTGTCGTTCCCAGTATCTCCTGGAGACAAGGGGTATGTGACCGTTAGTGACCGCTCGTTGGACCTGTGGATTGAGGATGGGAAAGGTAGAGACCCAGGATTAAATCACACCCATCAACGGATAGACGGTATTTTCAAACCTATCCGGGATAAAACTAGGGCCATACCTAATTTTGACCAAACAGCCGCTGTGTTGGAGCACATGTGCATCAAACTTGGTGCCAATGCCACAGAGGCTGCTGTCCTGGGTGACACCATGAGAGCATGGGCTGATAATTTGGTGTCCTGGGCAGGTACCCATACCCACCTTGTACCTGGAGTCACTGTTGGTATGGGGTCAACCACATCAAATACTCCAACTAATCCACCACCTAGTACGACTAATTTTTTGTCTGATAAGGTGAAAATTGACCGAGGTCCTCCGCAATGATTGACTTGAAACTAGACAAATCCACGGGACCTCTCGACCTGGTGATTGTTAATGGGTCTCTGCAAACTGTTGAAGGTACAGATGCGGAAGCGCAAGCGCTCGAATTCAAACTCGAATTTTTCGTTGGGGACTGGTTTATGGACCTTGCATTTGGTATCCCCTATTATGGTCGAGTCTTCCAACGCGGTATAAACATTACAGATTTGGAAGGTGTTTTTCGATTCGCCATGGAAGAGGAACCCTACATACAACGAGTCGATAAACTGGATTTAATCATCGACGCGCAACTCAGGATTTTGAAGGTAGAGGGCGAGGCTTTCTCTAAATCCGGCGAACTGATTAACTTCACCCTTGCTAACGGAGCGTAGAAATGGGATTCGAACAAACAGTTACCGGCCTTCAAATTCAACCTCTGGACGAAATCGTTGCAGAGTTGATTGCTGCCCATCAAGACCCTTCCAGTGGCTGGGGTGCTGATGTAAACGTTCGCCCCAATTCTGGATTTGGGCAACTAATTAACATCCTAGCGGAGCGCGAAGCCCTAAATCAACAGTTGGTACAACTCCAGCAATCGGGTTTCGACGCCAACACGGCCTTTGGTACAGACCTTGATGTCCTAGCCGAGCTAACAGGTACGTTTCGAGCCGACGCGGAAGCGTCCATCTCCGGCTCTGGCCTTATCACAGGCACGCCTGGCACCAATGTCCCGGACCTATCCGAAATCCGCAACACGGGCACAGACGAAGTCTGGAGGGTTGTAGGGGGACCTTATGTCATCGGCGGCGGGGGAACGATTCCGTGCGCTCTACAGGCATTAGAGACAGGTGATAAGGTTTTTTCCACTGGCACAGTATGGGGAGATTGAATCCCCACTCGCTGGGTGGACAGGTTTCTCTACAGTTGCAGACATCGACCCCGAGGACACAGGCCGGGATGTCGAGTCAGATGAGGAACTACGTCAGCGCAGGGAGGACGAATTTTTCATTGGTGGTAATGACCTGTCTGCCATTAAAGCATCGGTTATCAAGGTTAAAGGTGTAGGACGAAGCCGCTGCCTGGGAGAACAGAAGCTGTACAGGTCCGAGCGTAGACGGGATACCNGAGGGTGCTGTAGAAATGGTTGTTGAAGGCGGGGACGATGTGCAGATTGCAGATGCTATCTACGACCGCAAGCCCCCTGGCACCGAAACATTTGGCTCAACGAATATCTCGATTGTTGACCTGGAAGGAAATCCACTCAACATCGGGTTTACCAGGCCAACGGATGTAGACATCAACATTATTGTCAATATCTACGCATCTGCATCTGGTGCGGAAGCCCCTTTGCCCGACAATGCTACGCAGCTAATCGAGGACGCAGTGCTGTTGTTCGGTAACGACAACACGCGCATCAGCCAGGATGTCATTCCAGGTACGTTCCATGGTATAATATGGGAGATACTAAAGGACCCAGACACAGGCAAGTATAGTGCGGATAGCATTGAGGTTTTAGTGGATTTGGACCCCATAGTGTCACCATCAATTAACCCCATCCCAATCGGAATACGGGAACGTGCCGATTACGATTCGGCCCGGATTACGGCTACGGTGGTATATGTCTGAGTGGGGTGAACTTTGGGGCGAACTTTGGGGCGATGCTGTTGCAGAGATTGAGAATCATGCAGAGCAAGCCATCGACCGACTTGTGTACGCTTTATCCTGTTCGGTTGAATTCAAAAAACTAATCAAAATCTATGCCGACCGACAACAGGCATTTGAACACGTGGCGCGGGGTGTTACCCCAACGCTACTGTTTGATATTCCGACCGCGTATGGCAAGCAACTGGACCAACTAGGTACAATCTTACTGTTGCCGCGCGAGGGTTGGTCAGATGAACTTTATCGGGTTTATCTTCGAACGCAAGCGCTTTTGATTCTGCCGGATAGGCGTACACAAAAGAAATTGTTGCAGGTTGCCCGGTCATTGTTTGACTCGGACGCCGGTACTATTGTGTATGCGGAATACAGACCGAAAACGTACACCCTTTCTGTCGGCGGTGTTGACCTAAATACCTTCCAGACCTGGGTCCGATTTTTGGAGCGGTGCCGACCTGCAACATACAACGCTACAATAATTTGGACATCGGATGAACCATTCGGCTTTNCAGATGAATCCGGGGTGGTGGTTGATACTGTTTATCCTTTTTCAGATGCATCAAACACAATCGACGTAGGTGGTACCTGGTCGGCAGTCGTCCCAATTATAGGTCCGTGACATGGCAATAAAACCAACAGTTTCAATCATCGTTCGGGCCTCCGACGACAATTACACCACTGGTCCCGCTGCTCTAATCGGTACCCCGACCAAGGTACCTGCCCCAGCTCCAGAAACGGCTGAAGGATGGAAGGCTGACCAAAAACCTCCAGCCCAATGGTTCAACAATTACGATAACCCGCGGGACTTGTACACTAAGTGGGTGGAAGAAGGTACATGGGACCACCTCACCACGGCACATATCAAAGAAGCTGATTCCTCTGGTCTTACTAAATTTTCCGCGTCGGAGCATGGTAATACCGCCTCTGACAACGAGTCTTTAACAGTACGGCCGAACAACGGTACAAATGAAACGGGTTTATATGCCTTAGTCGCTTATTCTAAGCCGGCTGGTATTTTCGAATCCATAAATTCTGACGTTTCCGCCTTGGTCGTTAGGGGTACAGATGGGACCGATGGTGTTGTCGGTATTCTGCGAGTCGAAAGCCCAGAGTTTGGCCCTAGGGCTTTTCATGTTGAAGCACAACAGTTTTCTGCGACCAAATACGCAGCTAGGATAAATCAGACAGGTTCGTCAACTGGATTGTATGTCACAGGCGGAAACGCTAGTGAAGCACAAATAGAAAACGGTAGTCCAGCGTTGATTGCAGTTGGAGGAACCGATGACAGTTCTAAAAATGGCGGATTCGCTGCACAATTCCTAGGACAATCGGGCGATATTACTAGTCGAATTGTAGACGTACGCATGCTCACGGGCAGTACGTCTGGCGCTGGCATCTACGTAACAACGGCTGGCTTCATGACCGGCATCATCGTTGAAGATGGCAGTGGGCGCGATACGTGCATGCGCCTAATCTCAAAGGATAGCGGAGGTGCGGACAAAAGTGCACCCTTGATTCTTCAACCACAAACCCATACCCTTAGTGGGTCTGCAGTTGACGATGGCGCTATTTGGATTCAGGAAGACGACGCAGGCGGGCAATCCCAGTTTCGCCCTAGACTACATGGTGGCGAATCTCTTGATATCCCTATCCTGCGAAAATCATTTCTGTTACATAGACGAATACAGCAATAATTTTCTAGCTGGACCCACGGACGACACGTTTTTTGACATCATTGCTAACAAAGCGTTTGATGGACCCATGATTCCCATTGGGTCAACCACTGTCATCATCAAGATTTGGATGCAAATTCGTCGCTCATCCACTGGAGCAGACGGTACTACGGCTCGTGTTGAGCTAGTCGACAGTATCGACGGAGTTGTTAAACTGTGGACCCCGGAGTTTGATGCTGCATCTGCAGGTACCAGCGACAACACCATCTATAAGGGATTCTTTTTCCACGTAGAACACCCAATCGCTGCTGGACAACGTAGTTTTACGGTAAGAGCCGCCCGGGAATCTGGGACTACGGGCGGCATCACTGTCAGGGAATGGCGAATGGAAGTCCGGGCAAAAGCCTAGACTCGGTCGTCGTTCCCGTGCTCATGGGTATCCGATGATTGTAACATCGCCAAACAGGCACGAGCTAGGGACAAATGACGTATGGGACGGCCCATGACCCTGGATGCTTCAGCGTCACATTCCTCTCCGCACGCGAATCTTAGAATGTGTCGCATAGCAGCTCCAATGTACTCGCGCCAGGGGATACCTTTGCGCCAGTTATCCACCCCATATTTCTCCGCACCATAAGCGAATGCATATCCCTCCTCGATGATTATATCAGGGGGGATAAGGTGTACAGCGCTCTTGCCCTTGCGATGCTTTAGTGCGCCGGACTCAGTCTTCCAGTCCCCTTTATTTTCCTGAGCTTCCGAATCCATTATTTCCTCTTGTGGTGATTCCGAGTGATTCACGGTCGGGCGATTGTTCCCATTTGACAGGGTATATCTTGTGAAGGATGAGTTGTGCAAACCGGTCCCCGGGCTCGATAGTTAGCAATGAGTGTGAAATGTTAGTCATTTGAACAAACATTTCACCTCGGAATCCATTATCAATGACAGCTGGTACTACGTCGATTCCCCGTTTCGGTGCGGACGAGCGCCCAACAATTTGTCCCCAGTATCCGGGCGGTAAACGTACATACAATCCGGTACCAACGTCGACAGTTTCGCGCGTATGAATTATTGTACGTTTATTACAGTATAAATCCCAGCCAGCGTCACCATCATGTGCTTGTGTTGGACGTTTGCCCCCGTCCATCAAACAAAAATGTATCATTTCCGCTTGATGCATGACCATCCATTTTCTTCTGTGAATCCGGTGCCGACCAGGGACACGGGAATTTCAAACGTGGACTCGATGTATTGAACGAAACTGCGCACTTTATCTGTCATACTATTGGTGTTACCCTCAATTTCAGGGTCCAGATAGTCGGCGAAAGTAAGAACAACCTCGGTTGGTGCGTTTATCCGGATAGACTGGGCAAACAACTCAGAATCCCATTCAGCAACACGACGCACCAATTTGGTGACAGTAGTGCGCTCCTCTGTGGGTTTGCCCATTTTAGCCGAGATGTTATCCCAGTTAGTCTCTGACTTCATTGGGCCGCTATTGCCGGCGACTCGAATTGGGTAAGTTCTAGCCACAAGAATGACGTCAGATATCCATTGGGGTGGAAGTCCAGCGTCTGCACAAAGTTGCGCAGCATTTGTGTCCCCACTTGTGCAGTACGGCCAAGGGCCGTGAACGAGGGAGAGACCACATCCCTGGGTTCCTTCCAAAAGGATATTTCGCCCGTCCCCGTATTCAGTGTGCAGGAGGCGGGCTGTGTCGTACAACCTATTGGCCAGAGCTGGATGGTGCTCCACACAATAGTCTCCGAGTAGTGTTGTGTTTTTTGCGTTCCGATGGATACGAGACAAGCGGGCGGCGCCCACTCCCTCACCAGTGCTGCCAATGCGTTTATGAATTTCGCCTGAAGTATGACCCTCCGACTTTTCATGCTCACTTGTAAGGAGTGTAGCTCGTGGGTCGATGAAGAGTCGGTCGGTAATGTCAACGCCAACGTCTTGTAGCATACGGAGTTCTCGCTCCAGTATGCGGGGGTTGACAACTGCCCCAGTCCCAATGACCAACGAAGCATCTGGGTTCGACCAGCCACAAGGGATGCTTTGCATTTTGAAGCATTGGCCTCTATAGCTAAATGTGTGGCCAGCGTTTGGGCCACCCGTTCGGACGTGTACGTCGTATTCATTTGCATAGTATTTTGCGACAACCCCTTTCCCTTCGCTTCCGTATTGAGCTCCAACCAGTGCTGTCAATTTTTGTGTTTTCATAGTTCCAGTTCCTCTGCTTTGGACCAACTAGGACCAGCCTTGCAATCGGCTACCATTTTAATACTACACCATGGTTGGTCTTCCATGATGGATTTGGCGTGTCTAATCGAATCTAAGTCCCCAATTTTCACATATCCGCACGTACAATCGTGCACAGTCAGGATTTGCTCGAACCCGGGTACTTCGTGACGTATTCTTGTAATGGCTATCCGCATCATCTCGGCAACGTCACCCTGTACCAGGTTGGAGCTGCCTTTGTGCGTTGGTGCCCGTAGATGATTAAAGTGGCGAACTCTACCTGTGAACATGCGCAGGTATCCACGTGTTTTTGCCGTACGGTCACACGTGTTATACAGCTGCTTCATTCCAGGAAACGTCTGGTGATACCCGGCCAAGTAGCGCCTGGACTCAGGTACGGAATACCCATAAGTCTTAGCGAATGCAGGTGCACCAATGCCATACTGCGCGGAGAAATTGAGTCGCTTCGCTGTGTCGCGGTCAATCCCCATCTTTTCGGCCACAACAGTGTGCATGTTGAGACCATTAACAATAATATCCGTAAGATTGGGGTCCTTTGTGTAGTGACACATCACCCGGACCTCGGCTTGTGACAAATCCAGCTCCACAAACCAGTAACCTTCAGGCGCTATCAGACACTCTTTGACTCCGAAAAAAGGATGATTCGGTCCAGCCTGCCTAGGTACAGCCTGCAAATTTGGTTCACTGCAAGACAGTCTACCCGAGGTTGTACCTGTTAACCGAAGATTTGCATGCAGTATACTATCAACGTGGTGTTTAGCAAAAGCTTTGTAATATGAACCCTCGACCTTTTGCCACCCACGATAATCCAGTACCATTTGAGCATGCGGGTTGTCTGGCATAGCCGCCAAAACATCCTTTGCTGTAGATTTGATGCCGAACCACTTTTGTAGCTGTTTCGGTGAGCGCGGGTTTATAGGAAACCCAGCCGCTGCCTGCAGTCTTGCCTCGAATTCATCGGCCTTTAGACGGGCTACCTCTCGCAGAGTTTCCATATGCTCCAGGTCTAGATTTATGCCACGCATCTCCATAAGGCAAATGGCGGACTGGAAATCTTCAACCTCTGCGGCTATGTCAGCTAAACCCCAGGTTTCAAGGTGAGGCTGTTGGAATTCAGTTAGCTCGCGAGTGGAAATAAGGTCCTGCGTTCCGTAATCAAGCGTTTCCTGTCCGGATAGACGCCACAAATTGCCCTTAGCTTTTTGTCGCGAACCGCCAAATCGTTCTACCAGCAAATCAGTAAGTCGGTTATCAGCACCACAGGGATCGTCTCCGATTCCGTACTTGTCGCACATGTTCTCCAACTTGAACGAATCTTCGTTCTCGTTGAGCAGGTGCCCCCGCAAAATTCCATCTGTGAAATTATCGGGAACTTCCATTCCCTCTTTCGCCATCATTTTGATGTCGAATCCATAATGATAACCGTTTTGCGGTCTATCCTTACGTAGAATAGTTCCGCACATATCGGGAATCAAAGTTACAGGTAAATTCCGCCCCTCGGCGTGGCGAAATGGTAGGTAAAATGCACGCTCGCCGGACAAAATGCCAGTACCAACCATTTGATTTCGGTATACCGACAATCCATCGGTCTCCGTATCCATGGTGATTCGGTCCGTGCGACCATTAATATACGCCTTAGCTTCCGCGTATTTATCTTCTGTATCTACAAGTTCTTGGGTTACCATGGTATGTCGTCGTCTGGTTCGCACTCTCGCATGTGGTGTCGCCACATGTCCTGTTTAAGCTGCATCCACAACCCTAGTACCACGCCGCGGCTTTTGTGTCTCCAAGTACTACGGTCGTCACTCCCGGACCAGAGCATCATTTGCACTGTTACAAAATCAAGCCCGGTCCGGAAGTCTCCATATTTCATGCCACAATGAGGACAGAGCTCATCGGGCATGATTCGCATTAGGTGAGGGGTTCCATGGACTCGACCGACGATACGGTCTTGCCCTTGTACTGTCTATCCTCGACATTGGCAATAGCTTTAGCACCAATCGCGTCCGACCGCTTAAAAGACAATTTTGTACCCTCTACCCAAATACCGGTAGCAAGGGTAATTTCCTGTAATTTGAAGAGAGCGTTAGCCTGTAGTGATGTCCAGACTTTTAGTTCCTTGCCGGCGTACTGCGATGTACCCTTGACCGACAGAGTCCAAGTCCACATTGGCTTTCCTGCATTGGAATCCTCAGCTACAATGTCCACAACCTCGACTTCGTATGCACCCGGTGCAACGTAAAAAGCTGAGGAAACATCATTGAGGTCAAGGCCGTCGTCAAGCTCGAAGGTTTCGTCGTCGTTTTGTGATGGTGAGCCGTATGGGTTTGTCATAATTATTTGTCCTTTTTATCTTTCGCGTAAGAAGTTTCAGTTTGAATCAGAAGGTCGAAAATTTTGTCGAGTTTCGGGTTGTCCACTTGCAGACCAAGTGCTGGAGCAAATTTCTCACCCCTGGTTTTGCACTTGAAAATGCCAGTGTTTTGGGTGATCATGGAGTGAACTCCAGTGTCCGCGTCGCGCCATAGGTACCAAACGTGGTCAAAAGTATCCGCGCACTTTGTTTGCCAGTTTCCGGGTGAAATCCGGATAGGCGAGCGTAGGGTCGGGGCGAGGGCGCGATTTGGTGGGAGCGGGCGCTTCCTCACGTACCAAGGCGGTAACAATAACATTGCACGGCAAGTCTCGAAACCATCGCATGATACGAGTCCATTTTTTTGGTACAGTTACCGTAGTCTTCTAGGTAAATATCGTCGATGTCCCGCTGTTTGTCTCCGCTAGCCACAATTCTTCTTTCGAACGATTTCGTCCGAGCATCACAGTTTGGAATTCCGTACCAGAGTCGACCACCACAGTCTTCACCTTGTCGTACGGCGCCCGTTTGGCTTTGATACTCCAAAACATGGCCTCCACTTCTTCAATAGTGGTGACCTGCTCTGTGGCTTTTGCGGAGGTACCAGCTACGGCTAGCATTCCTCCCTCTATGTTGATAACCACAACCTCGCCCATTTGGGGATGATTATGACCAGAACATGCAAATGTGGTTTTACCAGCTCCAGGTTCCCCATATACGAGGATTTTGAGATAGGGTTCAATCTGGCTGACAGGAATCAGTTTTGTTTTCTTGTTCGGTGGTGCTGCCATTGTCGGTTTCCGTGTTCTTTTGTTTCGGTGGATATTGAACTTGGTGTCCGCGGGTACGTCGGGATGTGTCAGGTTGCTCTCTCAATGCAGGATGGAGCCAGGCCGCACGTACGGTCAGAAAATTGGTCGTGATATTGGCATAGCGCGACATATTCGTTATATGTTTGTGAGAAATCGAATGTGATAAGGATAACTTGCTTATTATCCATCCACGAATTGTTGTCTCGTTTATACTCGACAGGAACTCGACAGGTTAAAATCGTTTGTTGGCTCATGATTCAACACTTGGAGTTGTTGGAGGCGGGGGCTCGGTGGGTTCTTGCCCTAAAATGTAAAAATCATTTCGCAGGATTTCAGCAGTGTCATGGCCTCGCAGCTCGCCTAGACAAAGGTCTTGCATCTGACATCCGCGGCACTGCATGATGTTTAGCCGACGAAGATTGGAAATTCGCTCAGGCCCCATGTTATCAAGCCGGGCGTGATGTTCTGAGATTTTGGCTGCAGCGGCTTCAACCTCTGCCCACGTTTGTTCCAGTTCAATCACGGACCTATGGCAAGTCGTAAATCGTTCGAACTCGGATAAAGCATCTCGCATATCCAAATAATCGGCAGGGTCGAACCCTTCTTCAATCACGGTTTGCCGATAGGTCTTCCAGTTCGTGGCAATGGATTTGTTGCGAGAAACCCCTGCACTAAGAGCGTTTGGATTCTTTTTGGTGATTTTGGGCTTTAGCAGTGGCGGACGTTTGGGGACTGCAGCGCGGATTTGGTAATGAGCGCATCCTGTAACGGGTTCGCCAATCATCTTCTCGATGCAGTATTGATAGGTTGGAAGTTGAAGGTCGAACTCCAACGATTCCTCAGGTTGCATTTGTTTGCGTACTTTGAAATCGATAAGCCATATGTGGCCAGTCTTGGTGTCGCGGGCCAGCCAGTCAACATACCCCTGATACCCCTCCTCCCAGGCTTCCAGTGGATGAGTTACCTTAAATTGTACCCCCAACACTTGGTCCGCTTCTGGGTCCGGATTTTTCATGTCTGGTACCCACAAGGTTTGCCAGCGGCCGGTTCCTAGCTCCAGGTCTTCGACAGCACGGATTGCAATGAGTTGGCACTCTGCAATGAGTTCCAGAGCTTCAGTTTCCAGCCCGGGAACATTTTCCAGCCATGGCGCGATGTTTTCATCTTCTAGCCATTCTTTACCTTTAAGGGCGACAGCTTCCGCCGCCTCGACAGCACAGGTCCCCTCATCCGCGCCGTCCTCCTGGGCACGGATGGCCGCCTCGATACCGTTATCGACCAGCGACCCGCGTCGTAGGTAGGCCGCGTCGAAGCGCTTCCGTACACCCTCCTCATACCGTTTATTGTAGTTGTAAACGCACCCCAAAAAAGTTGAGATGCGAGAGTATGAAAGTGCTCTAGTGTTCATTGTCCAAGCTCCCTTGCGAGGGTTTCTTTGTCTTCATCACCAAGGTGATGCCAGCCCAGTACAAATTCGGTCATATGGGCGGGGATGATGTCTGCCAGTAGACCATGGCGGGAAACGGCCAAACATTTGCCCTTCAATCGGGCGTCGTGCCCAGGGAGGAAGGTGTTTTTGCCTTTTGGAGTTTCTCCGCATCCACAACCGCATCCCTCGGCATTGGCAGGCATTTCAGCGTATCGGCGAATTCGAGCCGGGACTTGAGGTTTTTTGGCCGGAGCTTCCTCTTGAACTTCAACGTTTTTTACGGGTTTGATTTTGGCCTTACGGGGCTTGCCTGCATCACTACGCTTTTTACGCTTTTTGGGGGCTTGGTTTTCTAAATTTTCTTCTTGTTGGGACATCTGGTGTTTCCTCTACCCTTTCATTATAATAATTCTTGAGCCCTGCGTCAATGCCTAAATTTTCCGTCAAAGCTGAGCGGCGTCAATAACGAGTGCGTGAACGTCACCTTTTGACGCAATGTACGCGTGACGTCGAAGAGTCGACAGTCCGGTCTCCAGGTCCATGGGCGTCATTTTGAGCTTGGTCGTCAATTCCATCGAGGTCTGACAAGGCTTTTTAGTAAGCGCATCGCGGATACGTCGTGCAATCGGGTCAAGTTTGTCATCCGTACTATTGCGTTGATGTTGACCACTCTTACCACCAGGCTTAGGGGATTGGGCGGACAAAATATCAGCTACTTCCTCTGCAGTAATTTCTTGGACGATTGGCGCATACTTCCAGTCATGTCCAGTATCGATGTGTTGTTTAATTAGGACATGTCCCTGGGGACCTGCAACTTTAGTGTGCCGCTGTACAATGAGCGATTCCTCACCCTCGATTTTGACGATTTGCCAGCCTGTTTCTAGCCAACCGTTCAAAAATTGCGAACCCCAGAGTCGCTCGCGGTTTAGTGAGTTCGAGCCTTTATGGGTATGGTGGGCAATCAAAAATGAAGTATTGTACGCCTTACGCATGTTTTTTAGCGCAAGCATATCTTGTACGGCGGATGCCATGAAATCGTCGGAACCGGCTGCAGAATACAAAGGGTCAATCACTGTGAGCGCAGGCCGAAATTTATCGATGACTTTATGGAAAGCCTCCATCACCACAGGGTCGCCAAACTTCAGTTTTGCGTCCTCGTGTACTACGATGGGCAAGTCGCCTGGGAACTCGACCACAAACATCTTGTCTCCAGGGTAGTATTTTGGCTTGGCTATCCCCTCCCGTACTGCTTGTATTGTGGCTAGACGCTCGGTTATCTGGCCAGGGAAATCCTCCTGTTGTACCAAAAGAACAGGACCTGTGCGGTCGGGCTCTATACCATCCAGGAATGGGTATCCTCCAGCAATTGAGATAGCAGCGTCAAACTCTAGCCAAGTCTTGAACGACCCCGGCGGCGCAACCATGAGTGCAATCGTTTGGTCCGGTAGCCACCCTTCAATAAGCCACCGCGTACCATTGTTCGCATGTTTGTGCATGTATTGGGTGTATGGAGTGACATCGAACGGGCCTGCAACGATTCCGCTTGTCTGCTCAATCTGGGTTTGGGTCGCTTGCGCTTGCTTGTTTTTCTCGGTTTTGTAGACGGAGCGGATAGTTGTTTTAACTTCTCTATCTCCCAGCGGCGAATCCAAGCGATTATTCCATCCACTGAGGGTTGCAATGCAGATATCAACATTGACCTGCTTTCCGGAAAAGTATCCAGCAAGTCGAGCCAGTGTGCTGTTGCGCTCCCCTTCTGGACACCCGTTCTCGAGAACATCCTCAATCCAATCTCTTTTTCGGTTTTTGTCTCTGCTATCCTCGGTATTTGCGCTACGAGACCAAACCCACGGGGGCATAGGCGAGGGCTCACCCTCAATTCCAAGCCAGGTATACTGGGCTCCGGTTTTGTGTCTCGAGGGCGGGAGTATGGCAATACCACCATCCCCCCGAACATCAACACCATCTCTCGCTGAATTTTGAACGCGGCGTCCCGGATGCTCGTGAAAGATGTGATATCCATCTCCCGTCTGAGACATGAGAGGTGAAATTTCCTGGCCATCTAAACTTCCTCCTTTTTCTTTGTCGATGTCGATAACAACGACACCTGAAAGTTTACCAGTAATGAGTGCAATGTTGGCATTCGGCCATTGTCTCCACCAGCGGCGAATCTCCGATTCTGTAGGTAGCCGGTCTTGATACGGCTTCCACTTCACACACGGATGTTTCGCCCCGGGGAGGCAAGGAACCACACTCCAACCTTGCGCTAGATAGTCAAGCGCGTGGTCGAGCATGGACTATTCGTTTGTAGCTACTACCCCAGTTGTCTCATCTATCTCGGGAACCTGGAGTCCACCCTCTTCATCTTCACCAAAGTACAATTCCAACGGGTCCACGGCGTACAATTCCGCATATTGCCTAACCATATTGTTGGTCAAATTCCTGTCTCCAGTTTCATGTCGGCAAACTGTGGTGACTTGGATACCCAAAAATTTGCCGACCGCACTTTGCGACCAGCCTTTTGCCTTGCGCAGAGCAGCCAGGTTGTTTCGAGTTTTTGCCTTTGTGGACTTTTTGTCGGTCATATCTTATTTTCTCATGGGATGGGGTGTGGTGTCAATGGATATAATTGGCAAGCTCTCGCATACGGTGTTCGAGCTTGCGGCCGCTGGTTATGGTGGTATGGACCTGGTTGACGGTCGCGTTGATACGTGTCTGCTTATCCCGTAGATTTCGTGACAGGATGGCATCTAGCGGGTGGTTGGCGAGCATGTCATATATCACGCACGAGTCGGCTTTTTGACCGATACGGGCTAGGCGGTCCTCGGCCTGTGCATTGACAGCTGGCGACCAATCTCGTTGGACCATGAGCATATGGTGTGCCCGGGTAAGGGTAATCCCTGTCCCTCCCGACTGGACCTGTATGCCAATGATTCCAGTCTTGCCCGCTTGAAAACCCCCAACAAACTTCATGCTTGCGGTTTTGCAGATACTGAACCGCGGATAACAGGAAATCCCATATCTTCAAGACGGATGAGCGGAGCAAGGTTGAAACTCGCAACAACGAGCGGTATATTTTCCTCAAGAAATCGTTCGCAGAATTTTTCGACGTTGCGGGACCTTGGCTTCTGCCAGCAGGGCCCGGGTTTCGGCAAGCGCTGCGAAGGATTCGAACGGGACAACCTCGATACCGCCCTGGTCAACGGCTTTGTATAGCTCCAGTTCCTCTTTTGTTGAGTTTGGAACTTTAACTTTACAGTCGCGAAGGTCGATAAGGACATCCGCATACGTTTTTGGTGGGACATCTTTAAGGACATCTTTACGCTCTCTTCTAATGGCTACGCGGGACAAAGACCTGACGATGGCTGGCGCATGTTTGACCTTGGCTGGCCACCTGGGCGTACCATCACGGTCAATGGTCATACCGAATTGTTTTTCAAGGTACCATCTCGTGGCAAAAGCTTGTTTGAACAGGCCGAATGTCCGCAGGACTCCGATAAGGTCGGGCGGCTTGTTCATCATTGGTGTACCAGTAGCTACCCAAGAAATTGGGCACACATCGGATAGAAGCGTCAAAGCTTTACTTCGCTGAGACTTTGGGTTTTTGAAATAATGCCCCTCATCCACAACCAGAACACAGTCGCTAACAAACGACATCTGAGGACGCTCCATAAGTTTGGCGGCCTTCTCGTCACTCTGTACCCATTTGGACGCACCTTCAGGTGACATGATGACGTATTCACCGGGCTCGGGTAGTCGACATTCTTTTGTCTTCCTGCACACCGTGAACACGAAATCAGGACGCCACTTTTTGCCCTCGGCTTGCCAGTTGAGACGTAGCGACGCCGGACAAACAATGATGCCCCGGCTATCTGGTGGGAGCGCTGCCAATAGCTGAATGGTTTTGCCGAGGCCCATCTCATCCCAGAGGAACGCCCGTTTGTGGGTACAAAGGAAATCGCGACCCTCGATTTGAAACGGGTGTAAAGGAAATGGGAGCTTGATTGCATATGCTTTTGTCCAGTCTATCCTTAAGGTCGTTGGCCACGGATAGGAGAGGCAATTTTCAAGTTTTGAGCTTGGATTAATTTCAGCTTCCTGACTGCCCAGGTACTCGACAAAAGCCACAAATTTCTCCAGGGGTACTGCATATCCACCGAATCTACGAAGGTATTCACCTCCGTGGATATGACATATATGCTTAAATCCCAGTTTATCATCTCTAGCCGTATCCGGCTGGAATGTGGCCCGCGCTAAACACATACCATCTAGGTATTCTAGCCGGACCCTGGCTCCAGGGTTTAGTCTGGGCTCGATGCGCATACAGTCTGTTCCCGGATATACGTCACAAGGTCGTCCACTATATCTCCATCAAATTTTTTATGACCAAANGATTTAAAATCGTCGGTTTCGTTGGACCCCGTACTAAAGTATACTTCCAATTCGTCGGTATATATACATGGTGCAACCCATACTGCTATGCCGTTAATATCGAAAGGCAAGGTGTTCGACAAAAACAAATGTAAATGTCTATTTGCACGTAATACATCCCAGTATTCACAGGCAAGATATACACATTTCGGGAAACTTCTAATTCCAAAATCTTGAATTTCTGACATTTTTATCCTTTTTCGGGGCGAGGTACGGGTTGGTCGTCGTCCTCACCATTGTTTTGGTACAAAGTTCGAAGATTGGGAAGCCAATTTCGATGCCGAATTTCGATGGACCGGTATACATACGGCCCAGCCCATACACGGTCGCATTCGTACCGCACATCAGCCTTGGATTCAGCCTGAATTAGAGCGCACACCCTTTGCAATTTGGGTCCGGGCATGGACTCTGGATAGTCGATATTAGTGATATTGCCAGTGACCCAACAAGGCCAGGGATACTCGGACCCGCGGCCAGGGATTTTGACATTTTTGACATCGACCATGAGCAAACGTACCCACCAGCGAAAAATAGGTATACGAGGTTCAGGTTTGGTGAATCTTGGATTTTCACCCTTAGTGCGTCTGTTCATTTCATCCTGGGCTGCCACGGCTAATTTTCGCTGGGCAGCTTCCCAGTCGTCTGCGGTACATGTCATCAGGGGTATTTCACCACAGGTCAACCCTGGTGTCAATACCCCTGTTTTCCGGGGACTAGATGGCCTGCAAGCGGTTCACTGGTACCCACCACCCGCACCATGTACAGGCGTCGTCTCCCTTTGCGGACATTGTGCGAATTTCCACTGTGCGTCCAGTGATGTCCTCATGCCATCCGGATGGGTGAGGAAGGACTTTATACTTTTGACCACTATCCTGGTCAGCGGAGGTCAGAATAATTGAGTCAGTCATGATGTAGCCTTTCTATTTGACGTCGAAAATAGCGGGAAGACCAAGGGTCGTAAAGGTTTTTTCGCTATTCAAAATTTCCCAGGTGTAGGTGATGAGTCCAGAGTCTGCGTTCCATAGCATGTCCAGCTCAGTTACCCAAACAAGGTCCCCAGCTGCATCTTCGACTTGAAGGACTGCATCAATGCCGAGCCGTCCGAGTTGTTTTTTGGTGAGAGCTTTTCTGCCCATACCTCAATATAATCATTCTGAAAGCATGTGTCAATGCTTATATTTTCCGTCACAAACTTAGGGCGGGAAAAACGTCAATTTGACGTTGAACACACAAAAACGTCAATTTGACCCCTTGCCAAATGCCCGGAAAATGATTATATTGGAAATACCGGAGAAAAAAGATGACCAAAGACGACATGACCAAAGAAGAATCCGAAATCTACACCGACATCATGACCTGGCTGAGCGAAAATCCAGAAGCTCTGGACAGGGCAAAAGATTTCACCCCCGCCCTGAATGCAGACGAAGTCGCAAGGGACACCCTGGAAAATGCACACATCAAGCTTCAGGAAATGGAAGGGTGCGACTTCACTCTTCGGGATTCAGTCGATTCAATTCTAGAAACCTACTAACCGACTCGCCGGGGGCAACCCCGGCACCAAGGACCCCCAATATGACCAATCAATTCAAAAAATCAATCGTTGCCTTCATTGACCTTATCGACTTTGAGCTATCAAAATTTGAGGAGCTGGGCGACCAATACATCGTCCCCTATCGCAAACTCATTGACCTCATCAAGCGATTGATTCAGTTCCACACGGTGGATGGGGATACATTCCAGGTTCACTGCATGGAAAAAGCCATTGAGGCCGTACGCGTGGACCGACTGGACCTCGCAAAACAGTTTTTTAAGGTGATGCTGGACGCAGACTCTCTGTGAGCATGGGGCGCCGCGCAGGGGTTTGGTCCCTGCACCACGTCCCCGGAAATAGGGACGTCACTACCGCACGAGGCCGTCTGTGGCCTCCGGTAGGGCCGGACGGGGGTACGGAACCACAGTTCGTGGTTTGCCTTAAACCTCGCGGGAAGTCATGGGGAAATACTCCCTTTAGCATCACTTGACACCCTGGCGGAGGAGATGGTATCATAACCGCGTAGCTGGCTCGGGCCAGGGACCCCTTTCAGGGGACCGCCCGCCGCCCTTCGGGCTCAGGCTTCGCCGTTCTGATACCACATCTTTTTTATAAAATTTTGGGGAGTCCATAAAACCGCCCCACAGAGATTTTCTCCTGGATTTCTGTGGGGCGTTTTTGTGTTTGAGGTATCAGCAATTAAGGGTGTCGGAGAGCCGACGTTCTAGCGTGATTGACGGCGAGAGAGGGTGTTAGGCAAATCAGGGCATTGACAGGGCATCCCATCATAATTATAATATAGGAGGTGGACGAGAAAAAGCACAATTTGGTCGATGACTTGAAGGCTGCGCAATTGGTGCGAGAGTCCGAAGCCCAGGAGAACAAGCGGGCAAAGCAGCGACATCGGGCGTTCCAAATGTTCCAGCCCGAGCGCGGGATTCAAAATCCGATTGAGGCTAAAAAGCGGGGCCGGGACGGGTATAGGTGGGGCAAGCATTTGGTCCCCCAGCAGTGTGCGTACATTTTATGGGCGATTTCATGTGCGGACGCCCACTCTGTGAGCGCTATCACGGAAAAAGTGAATAGGGCCGACCGGGAGCTCAAGATTTCAGAGGCCATGGTACGAGAGCGGCTGAAATCAATGGCACTTACGGGTTTTGTGGTGCCGTACATTCAACCTCTGCCTCGAAATAGGCACCGCTTTATGTTTTTCGCGTTAGGCCAGGAGCCAACTCCGGAGCATGACGTGATGAACCTGGAGGAAATGTGGGACCGGGTGGATGGGGACACAGAGATGAATATGGTGGAGTGGATACCCAAGGCAAGACGGATACGATGAACAAATGGCTGAAGGTTGTAACGGAAATTGTACAGACCCCAACGTATGTGGGGCGTACATGTGTTGTTTGGTGAATATAGAGAACATAAAGGATACAAAGATGAACGAAGCAAAATTGAAAAATGAAAATGAAGTTCTGTGCGAGCAAGTCGGACGATTGGTGTCCGAGAAGATAGTCCTCCGGCGCGAAAGAAATACTTTAAATGAGTCCAACAAAGCCCTAGAAGCGAGGTGCCAGACCTTGTCTGCACAGGTGATGGATAATGCTAAAAACTGCGGTAAGGTGAACAGTGGATTGCGAAGGCAGATTCACAAACTGCAAACCGAAAATACTCGGCAGTGTCGGATGAATGCAAATTTGCAAGGAGAACTAGACCATGCACGGCGACACGGCGACAAGCTGAGCCATAGGGTGGACGCATTCGAAGCCGGAAACAGGCGACTGGCCTCGCGGGCTGCAGGCATTGAAGAAATGCTGAATGCAGAGAGGGATGAGCGCGACAAACTACAAAGTAAAGTGGAACAACAGAGTGTAGAGATTTCTCGTCTCAAAAATGAACGCGATTCTGGAGACTGGCTGGACTCCAATACGGATACGGCAAACAAGGAAGATACAGGAGACAAAAATGCTAAACTGGAAAGTAATACTGACAGGTGTATTTATTGTACATGCTTCTGGTGTACTATTAGGAATGCTTATAATGTGGCGGATTCTGAGCTGAAGCCAAAATGGACCTTTGACCAAAAAGCGAAAGCCTTGTATGTTGGTGGTTTTTACAATTCTGACATCGTACGCCCGTGGGTGGATGTGTCCGAAGAAAATCAGTACGCTCGACCTGTATCTACGTCCCATCTCAGGGCAGACCTGCCCGGAATCGTAAAGCAAATCGTACATTCACTGAAAAAGGATTCCAGGTTTTTTGATGTGGACGTGGAGATTAAAATTGATACACACTCCCCATATGAAGCCGAATGTCCTACAATCAAGATTGTCGTATCTAAAAGTTTCATTAATTCGAACCGAGGCTACATTCGGGACCGGGCCGCTACTAGTACTATGTATCCTTGGACTCACTTCAAAAATCCGGGTTTCAGTATAATTCCCGCTATCCGCGAATGTTCCAAGCTGGTTGCGAATAAGGTTGCCGAAGAAATCACCTCCGGACTCTCGAAAGGAAAATGATAATGTCTAAAACTATACAAGTTAGTAGGAACTGGTATTTATCCGTTTTAGTTGTCCTTACACTGGTAGTGGTACTTGCTGGTACGCGTCTTGTACTTAGGTATTCAGGGGAGGCAGAGGCTTCTGTGTTGCACGGCCTATCCTGCGAACCTGAATTCGTTTATCGAGCCCGGCTATCGACGACAGGAGATGTTGTAGATGGTGACACCTTTGACCTGGACATCGACACGGGCCTGGGCGGATGGTTGTTAAATGAGCGAGTTCGACTGCATGGGTTTGATACCCCGGAGAAAAAGGATGATTATGCACGATGGAAACGGTCTGGAGAGGTCACCCGAGAATACCTGCAAAACGCACAGCAGTGGGGGAATTTTTACTTTTGTTCTATCAATGATAGCCGTGGCAGTTTTGGCCGTGTGCTGATATCAATGCCGGGACTTGTAGAAGCGCTGCGCAGCCAGGGACTTGAAAAATAATGGCCAAAAAGTTTGAAAGTATGAACACTGGAGTTGGGGATAAAAATAAAACCGCGAGTCGGCATCTTGTATCCCCAAATCCCTATCTCCTGCAATCATACATGCTGAAGCAAATGTTTGGGGAGCCTGTACATGAGATTGTGTATGAGGCGGAACCCAAGGGGTTTTCTGTCTCGCGTAGCCGGAATAAGTATGCAAATCGGGCCTGGGAATGGGCCCGTGGACTTCGTGGCCAGTTTGAGCATGAATTCGACATCGACCACCTGGTTGCTACCGAAAAAGCTCCCATATATATCCATACGGAAGCATGGTACGGGACAGGTACACACTGCGACCCGGAGAACACCCACAAACTAGCCAAGGATGCTCTGTTTTATAAAACTCCGAAAGGCTTCCATGCGGATAAATTCACTACAGGTTCATACGCCGGACCTCTGTATGACAAATTCAAGCCTCGATTGGTGTTGCTAGTTTGGCGCCTTAGTGAGGAATTTCTGAATGGGCGATTATACGGTACAGAAAACTCCAATGAAGTTAAAAAGTTCAAATGGGAGTTGGATAAAGCGACAGATGATATTGTTAAACGTGCTGCAAAGGAACTAAAAGTACCAAAAGAATTTATGGATGGTACGGAACCTGGAGGCATGGACATTTTGCCTGGTCTAGCATCCACTGGAGGATACGTCGTATATGAGCAAAAATCCGACGGTAATCCATTTTTAGATATTGACGGTAAGCCATTCAAGGAGGATAAACGGGATAAGGGGGGCGGGGCGTGAGGACGAAAATAGCAAATACTTCAAGAGGAGGCTCAAGCCGGTGCGCTTTGGCACGAACGGGCAGTCGAGGCCGAGGCCCGCGTCGCGGAGCTAGAGGGGGAGCTCGAAAGCTCGCGGGCTGAGGTGGAGCGGTTGAACGGTTGGGCCACTGAGGTGCGCGATCGTGCGTACTACCAGCCGTACGCCGGAGCTCGCTACGAGTGCCGATATTGTGGGCGCATAGAGGCTAGTTCACAAGGCCCGTGCAAGCGTGGGAAGCGCGAGCATAATGAGGATTGCCTCATGGCCGACGAGAGCAAGTGCGGCGGGGATACAGATAAGGGAGATAAATCATGACTTGGGAAACTAGATATTCAGAAGTACGCATGCGAACCGTTTGGACTGTGGATACAAGACATCAATTGTATCGAGTTCTATGGGCTGGACTAGCCGCACAGCAAGCCAACTTGGAAATGGGTAATGGTATTGTTAAAACCGCGGATGCTGAATTGGCACTCAAGGTTGCTTCCCGTCGCACTCCGACCATGGCCGACATTGCTCCAATCGAGCAGGCTGTACAACATGAGACATATGCACACCTTATCCACTTCTCGGATGAGCTGGACAAAATTCGACCTGGGGCGAGCAAATGCCTGCACCTGGGAGTCACGAGTTGCTACATCACGGATAATGCTGACCAGATGCAAATGAAGATGGCCCTGGAAAATTTGATATCCGGGATACGGGATTTGCTGCGGCAGTTGATGGCCATTGCTGTACATGGTGCCGAGAGGCCAACTCCAGGATTTACCCATGGGCAACGAGCCGAATGGACGACCGTAGGTAAACGAGTTACGATGTGGATGTCCGACTTGCTGTCGGCTTTGGGCCAGCTATCCATGGCCTATGAAAGCCTGCGTTTCAATTTTCGTGGAGTGAAGGGAGCTGTTGGTAGCAACAGTGCCATGCTCCAGTTGTTTGGTGGCGACGATAAAAAAATCGATATGCTGAACAACGAACTATGCGAATTCTTCGAGTTCACAGGTGTAGCTCCAATCACTGGGCAGACCTATTCCCGGCGTATGGATGAGGTCATTATGATGGGACTGGCAAGCTTAGCCTCGGTGATGGGTAAAATGGGAACTGACTTGCGACTGTGGGCCCAGCTGGGAGCTGGTCCGGAGTTAGGAGATGGATATGTCGGCTCAAGTGCAATGCCATACAAGAAAAATCCTCTGTACGCAGAGCGCCTCTGTGGTCTTTCGCGCTATGTTAGAACCTTGCTGCCTGGCTTCATGGAGACTAGCGCGACTCAGTGGATGGAACGTTCATTGGACGACAGCTCGTTCAAACGAATTGCCATGCAGAACGCCTTTCTTGTGGCATCTGGATTGCTTGTCACAGCTAAAAAGGCGACGCATAACTTCCACGTGCCAGAGTTGGAGGATGTGCACGCCGGGCAGTACATCAATGAAGAGGCTACAATGTGCAAAGCCATTCTGGCGGGCGTATCTAGGGCTGATATCCATAACGCCTTGCGAGTATTTAAGCAAACAGGAGACATTCCCGACCTAGTTCGAGACCACGCATCTATGGAACCTCGAGGGGAGCGAATCGGAATGTGTGCATCGCAGGTCCACAACTGGATAGCCGAGACATTAATACCGATACTTGCTCCAGACCTCCAAGTGAGCGATGATGAACCTGAGGAGATCGATAATGTCATCCCAATCAAAAAATGACGTCTGTACGTACGACCCGGACACTGAAAGATTCTGGGAGAGAGACCGGCAAATGATGCTAGCTAGAGAGATGATTCCAGAACCACCTAAGTTGGACAAACCCAAGGAGGATAGAACTCACATGTTCATGTGTCACGCTGGTCATATGGAAATGTCGGAATTGCCACTTAGGGCCAAGGACCGTCAAAAATGTGAGGTCTGTGATGCAGAATTCCCCTGGTCTTACACCGTGACACAACCCAACATTGACTCATCGTCGTCTGTTGCGCTATAATAAGATGTGACAGACAAACCATCTCATGCTTTTGACGGTCATGAAAAGTGTGGGATGCCCGTTCGGGGGAGAAACACACTGTGCCAGTACCCAAAAGGGATGGGCNCAGGGCAGCTAGGGGAAGGCCCCTGCAAGTACCATAGGGAAGCCCGATTGAGTGGGGCAGGCGTGGACACAGGTGTGGTACCTATGGACCAGGTGAACGCCCTCCTGCCCGCCCCGCGGCAACGGATGCGGTTCCGGTACTCTCTACAAAACAATACTAGACTGGCACAAATCATGGAGGACATGGGCGCTGAGTTGGTCGTCGAGCGAGATGAGGCTGGCGAACTCACGAACATCAACTTTGGATTTGAGCTATTGGCAGCGCGGGCGATGCTTGTCAATTTTATCGAGCGGCACTCTGCCCTGGAAGATGCTCTACTTAAATGGTCGGAAGCATATGAGGCGGACAAAGTTGACTCTGCACCTGCCCGCATCCTGGACATAGATAGCGCACATAAAATCATCGCGACGATAGCCAAATTGGCTGAAACCATGCAAAAACTCGAATCCGCGATTTCGAGAGAAAAATTTATTGAGGTTGTGGGGCAAATGGGCGAGGTTGTAGATGAGGCGGTGTCTGAAGACGTTGTAAAACATAAGATTCAAGAAAAATGGATGGAAATATGCGCAAAAATCATAACTTAATTCAGTGCCTAAGTATAAACAATACCGCCAACTTGCTAGCTATTGTATATGTTATCGGGTTTTGTGTATCCGCATGTGACCTAATCAAACCGGCTATTAGCAAACTGGTTTCAGCTATCCCAGATATCGACCCATCCCACATCAAGGATACGCTGGACAAATCCAAAGATGAGGTTTTGTGTGACCTATACATTCAGAGGGCGACTGGGTTTGCAGAGCATGCGTGGGCCAATGATTGGTGGCGCCTGGAATTAAACCTGCGCAAGGCTCAAAAGGATATTGCCCGAGACCCAGTGGCAGATTTGGACATGTGCTTTCAAAGTTTTGCTGCGCTAGCTGTACCAGTGCACGGCAAGGATTTGGTGCCAGGTCTACAGGCGCATATGCCCGAGAACTTTAAGGATAGAGACATCAAGGAGCAATCCGCCATGTGTTGGGGAAAGTTGGCCAAACTGCTATGGGTCAAAAGGGTCGGGGTGCAGATGGCCTTGATTGATTTTGCCAGTGTATCTGGGCGTATGGGCTCCCAGGCCACGTCCAAAGCTGTAGAGGACCATCTGTTGCTGGAATACGGTGTTGATGCCAGGGTTAGGGCAGAGCAACGCAGGATAGAAGGGATAAACTTCCCCGGCAAATTTAAAGCGGGTAGGATACTTACGAATGAGTGTTCATATCGGTTCTTTGAGGGTGTTCGTACTGAGTTTCAACGACGATTAGGAGAACCTACATGCCAGACCAATCTAGAGTCCAAAAAATAAAAGGCCAACTTACTCCTAGGGTGCTGATAGTCGCATCTGTGATGCTAGGAGTAGTTCTAACCGCATCTGTGCTTGTGGCTGGTAGATTTGGCTGCGATGTCGATATCCTAGCTGGTAAAATTGATTGCGATAAGGCGGATAAATGATTAGGATAAAAAAGATAAGCCTGACACAAACTGCAGGATCACTTTCCAAGACGGTATCCATTGAGCCCGAAGAGATGGTGGTACCAAAAGAGGAACTGCACGAGATGCTTGAATTATACACACTCGAGATAGAAAAATGCTCATCGGACCGAGACTGAGTGTGTCAAAAGATTTGTTGGTAGCCATACTGACTGCGGTTGGTATTACTATCGGAACGGCATTACTATATGCTTGAAGACAACACACCCACTGGAACCGAACATAAACCTGGCGAACTAGAGCCAAGTCAAAATAAGCGACTGCAGCATTTGCAGGACCTTATGACCGCCGTGCTAGCAGAGTTTGAAGAGAACTGCAGCCCATCGCGCGAGTTGAGTCTAGCCAAGACAAAAATCGAAGAAGCAATGTTCTGGGCTACCTCGGCTATTGCACGAGAAAC